TTATTCGTTTTAGCGATCAAGAAGACCGTGCAGATTATACGCCTGTATCTACAAATACAGCAGGTACTTTTAGATTAGATTCTGGTAACGCTATCGTAGGCGGGTTACGAGCAAAAGATTATATTTTTATATTAACCGATACTTCTGCTTATACGATGCAGTTTGTAGGACCTCCGTTTACTTTTAACATACAACAAGTAGGATCTAACTGTGGTTTGATTGGACAGCATGCAGTAGTCTACGTTGATGGTGCAGTTTACTGGATGGGTGAGTCCGGTGGTTTCTTTGTTTTTGACGGTACGGTTAAAAGACTACCTTGTACAGTTGAGGATTTTGTATTTACCGATGTTGATTCTGACGATTTAGGTATAAATTACGATACAGGTGAATTGGTTTATTGTAATTATAATTCACTGTTTACTGAAATAAATTGGTTTTATGCAAAAGCAAGTTCTTCTGTTATTGATAGATGCGTTACTTTAAATTATCGAGAAGGTTCGTGGACAACTAGCTCATTAGCAAGAACTACTTACATAGACAAGTATTTATTTGATAACCCTCTTGCGTCAGAATTTGCAACAACTGGAGTACCTACGTTTCCAACTATTCAAGGAGCGACCTCGGCTCTCGGTGCAAGTACTTTGTTCGAGCACGAAAAAGGAGTAAATGAAGCAGATCAAAACGGAAATGCTACAGCCAGTATCGATGCGTTTATTGAGTCGGGCGACTTTAGTTTTGATTCCGGAGGTGGGCAAGGTGAAAGCTTTATTAAGATAAGAAGATTTATACCTGACTTTAAAATACTAGCTGGCAACGCTACAGTGACTATAAAGTTAAAAGACTTTCCAGCAGATACTGAAGCTAGTTCACTGTTAGGTCCTTTCACGGTCACCTCGTCAACTAAAAAAGTAGACACCCGAGTGCGTGGTAGATTTGCTTCATTAAAAATAGAGAACAAGGACGTGGATGAAAATTGGAGATTCGGTTCATTTAGAGCAGACGTACAACCCGATGGGAAAAGATAATGGCTAAAATAACCGTAACTATACCAGAGCCAAAACAAGAATATGATGTCTCTAATCAAAGACAGTTGTTGGAGTCTTTAAATACTATAAAGAATCAACTTAACTTTTCGTTTCAGACGGATTTTAAAAACGAACAAGATACATTTAACTGGTTTATATCATGACAATACAATATAAAAATCAAGGGTTTACCTTAGCTAACACTGCGGCTACTTCGGTATTAACCGCACCCGGTAACGCAAGACTTTTAATTAAACAAATACAGGCTGTTAATATACACAGCAGTGCGGTAACTTTGACAACTCAAGTAACCGATACGTCAGCAACAGCTACGCATACGATTGGTAATCAAGATATTGCAGCAGTCAGCACGGTTGATATTATAACGAACACGCTGGTATTGGAAGAAGGTGATATTCTTAAAATGACAGCAGAAACAGGTGCTAAAATATCAGGAATTATTTCTTACGCTCAATTAGACAGATCGCAAGAAAATGGTTAGAATACAGCCATGACTATTACTATAGATTGTGAAACAAAAACAAAGATAACTAATAACAAAACTGGCGTGGTGTACGAGTCGGAAGAGTTAGCTCAAGCCGATGTATCAAGTTCAGGTACTGAAACTAAAGAAGAGGATATTCAACGTGATGTAATTATCATTGTTCCTCAACTTGACCTTCACGGCGATACGAATGAGTGAGCCAAAAGGCGGAACTGAACTACAACACCGTTTTTTACAAGCACGAGTCGATCAAGACCTGCTAGACAATTTTCAAATATGCACCTCGATCCCAGGCAAAGTCCCTATTAATGAAAACAAGATAAACATCTTGTGGCAGAAAAACAGTTACGACCAACCCAACATAAGACCTTTTTTTGAAGACAAGTCTAACCACGGCAAGTACGACTGGTATGTCTTTAACTCTCATTGGAACTACGAGAAATTTAGGATGATGTATGACGTGCCTACTAATAAATGCCATGTCATTAAAAATGGGGTTACTAATTTTCCAGAAAGAAAACAATACAAACAAGGCGATACCGTTAGGTTAGTCTTTCAACCCACACCCTGGCGTGGGCTAAATGTACTGTTGCTAGCCATGCAACATCTACAGGATGAGAATATAGTATTAGACGTTTACAGCAATTGCGAACTATACGGTGATAAGTTTGCTAAAGACAACAACTCTGATTGGCAAGAACTCTTTGATCAAGCAAGAGAGTTGCCTAATGTTAATTATATCGGCTATCAGTCTAATGACTTTATCTTAACTAAGATGAAGGACTACCACATGTTTGCATATCCCAGTATCTGGGAAGAAACCTCATGTATCTCGGCCCTTGAAGCAATGGCTGCTGGACTGTATTGTGTTACGACAAACTACGGTGCTTTGTATGAGACCTGTGCTGAGTTCCCTATTTATGTTAACTACACTGATAACTATAAGAAATTAGCAGAGAACTTTGCTTACGCTATTAAAAATGCGGTTAATCATTTACACGAAGACTACATTCACGAACATCTTTTAGTTCAACAAGACTACGTTAAGCGTTTTTACAATTGGGATAAAAGAGCGTTTGAGTGGACTTCATTTTTAGAAGGAGCCTTAAATGCCAGATTCAAGTAAGCCCTTATGGTTAAATAAAGAAAGAGAATTAGGTATCTATGTAGCAACACCAGTGCATTCGGATGTTTCAATTCACTACACACAAAGTTTATTAGAGTTTCAAAAAGCTTGTATGGAAAAAGGTATAAAAGTTATGTTTGAAATGATAAAATCATCTTTAGTGACACAAGGTAGGAACTTATGTACTGCCTCTTTTTTACAAAGCGAGATGTCGCATATGCTTTTTATAGACTCAGATATAGCGTTTTCCTCTGACAGCATATGGAGTATGCTTGAGGCCGACAAGGACGTCATCTCTGTGCCTTATCCTCTTAAACACATTAAGTTCGACAGACTTATACAGAAAATAATACACGGTGAAGTGACCACGGCTCACGAAGCTCATGTCAATTGTAATAGCTACCCGTTAAGATTAGAGGATAGCGAATCAATTGAAGTAGAAGGTGACGGCGTTATTGAAGTCACCCACGCCCCAACTGGTTGTATGCTGATTAAACGAGAAGTATTTGATATCTTGATTGAAGCGTACCCCGATATGGAAATACACCAAGAAAATATCATTGACGGAAAACTACAGAAAAAGCCTCATTTGTATAACTTCTTTGACACTTATTACGATAAAGAGAACAAACGTTTTCTAGGCGAGGACTTTGCTTTTTGTAGGTTATGGCGTAATACAGGTGGCAAATGCTACTGTTACATTATGGACTACATCACTCATGTAGGTGAATTTCAATATACAGGACGTTTATGGGACGAAATGAAGCCTTCGAGTGTTGATACACCCGATAAATCAAGGTAAACTTAATACTATATATATATTAGGAGAACCGTAAATGGATCCATTGACATTAGCACTTTTATCAGGTGGAATTAGTTTTCTTTCCGCTAAAGCGTCAGGGGCTTCAACCCGTAACTCATTGTTTGCTGGAATCGTAGGTGGTGGAACATCTTTTGGGTTAGGTAAACTTGGTGGAAACCTGGCTGTAGGCGCTGGTAAAGACGCTGCATCAAATACATTGTTACAAAATCTTGGGAAAGGTTTTCAAGGCGGGACTAATATTGCGATAGGTTCAACAGTAGGGACTGGTGTAGGTGTAGGTTCTATGCCTGACCCAACACAACCCAAGCCTACTTATTCTCAAGGTGATTATGAAGACGCTCTTGCAAGAGAAAATTTAAAACCTCAAGGTTACGAAATGGGTGAAGTGGCAAGAACTGCCCCAGATAACCTTTTTCAGTACGGAGCAAATCCAACGGGTCAATTTGCATACAACAAAGGTGGTATTGTTAATGCTATCCCACATTATGCTGAGGGGGGTATTAATTACTTACCGAGTAAAATGGAACATGACGAAAAAGATTCAAACAATTATGTCAGAGCAGAAGGTTATGTAGAAGATGGCACAGGTGTAGGTGACAAAGATGAAGACACTATGTTGGCGCAACTAGCTGATGGTGAATTTGTATCTCGTGCTGATGCAATACTTGGAGCTGGCATTATGGCTGGAGCTGATCCAAAAGACATGAAAGAAATGAGAAAGAAAGGAGCTACCTTTTTTTACAACCAACAAGATCAAATGAAACGCATACACGATCTAGTGAATGCAAACTAAATTTATTAACTTTAAGAAGTTTGAGATAGAAAATGTTTGGCCTTTGGCAAGAGATTTAGTACAACTTGCATGTGATACCAACGGAGCGTTTGATGCCGAAGATATCAAAGCTTTATGTAAACAAGGGGCTATGCAACTTTGGCTGGTTCTTGGTGAAAACGATGAAGTTCTTGCAACCGTTGTAACGGAGTTAAGGATTTACCCAAACTATAAAGTTTGTGATGCAAGAATTGTAACCGGTAGAGATATGCATAAATGGCAGCACCATGTTAAAGATTTAGAAACATGGGCTAAAGGCAAAGGTTGTAAAAAAATGGAGTTATTTGCAAGACCTGGTTGGAGTAAGCTAATGAAAACCAAAGGGTACGAAAAAACGCATGTACAACTAGAGAAGGAATTATGATAGATTTAAAACAATTAAGTATGAAAGAGAAGGTAGAGTTATTCAATAAACTCTATTCTGATATCACGGATCACGGTAAGAATGGTGATGTGCATTTATCCCATATTAATGACTACGAAAGAAAGTTACTTATTGCTCATGGTGGGTGTGGCACTGTAAATGATGAAACAGGTTTACCACAATACTTCGGTGGTGGGGGTGGGGGTAGTTCTCCGTCCGATGTCACAACTAATTTTTCTCGTGAGGCTCCAGAAATTGAAGCAAGAAAACTTGCCTTGTTTGATCGTACAACCGCATTGGCACAACAACCTAGAGACATACCTGCTTATCAAATAGCGACTCCCGGAACAATGGAACAACTTGCTTTTGATAGAGGGATTAGTCAATTAGGTGTAGGTCAAAATACTACTAATCAAGCAATTGCTGCATCACAAGGTGCATCACAAACAGCGTTAGAGGCTCCAAACATTTCACAGTATTTAAACCCTATGAACAGTTTTGTGATTGATGAGATTACTAGACAAGCCGGTATACAACAAAATCAACTATCATCAGACGCTGTTAGCGCTGGTGCTTTTGGTGGTGGTAGAGAAGGTGTACAAAGAGCAGAGTTAGGTGGTCGTGCTTTAGAAAAAGTAGGGCTAGCACAACAACAAAATTACGGACAAGCACTTACAGCCGCTCAAAACCAACAACAACTTGCTGCTCAAACACAAGGCTATACTGCTCAACAGTTAGCAAGTCTTGGTAGACAACAACAAACTATGGCGGGAGTAGACACTACTAACTTAGCTCAAATGGGGCAGACTCAACGAGGCATTGCTCAAGCTCAATTGGATGCAGATAGAAAAACTAGAGAACAAGTTATAGCAGACCCTTACGCTAGAGCAGAATTTGAAAAAGGTATCATGACAGCATTACCTACTACTCTAAGTTCAATTACAACAGCTCCACGAGCACCACAAGCTAACCCATTGTCACAGGCGCTCGGCACAGGGTTAACTGCATACACAGCTTACTTAGGTTCTTAATTATGAATAAAATTTTAAGTAGAAAAATGTTTAGACAAAAGTACCTTGAGTCACAAAAGCCTTCAGGTTTTCAAAAGGGTGGTGTGGCAGAAGCTAACTTAGATATATCGGATGAAGAACTCGAAAAAGAGTTAAACATAGAAAAAACAGAGCCTAAAGTAGAACCTGAAGTAGAATCTACGGAACCTAAATCTTTTACTGAAGGTATATCTAAGTTATTAAGTCTAGATAACAACACGGGTGGTCTGACAAGAAACCAAAAATTACAAACATATCTAGCTCCAATCGCTGCAGCTTTATTAACTGGCGAGCAACGTGCGGGTGAAGGTAAAGGGGCAGGTACATTAAGAGCGCTAGGTTTAGGTATGGCTCAAATACCAACAGCTATTGCTGCAATAAATAAATCTGATTTAGAAGCTAGAAAGCTTGGTAAAGTAGAAGCTGATGCTGCGGCTAAAGGTAGTGAACAAATAGTATCATTGGAACAAGCTCGTCAATTAAAAGTTTCTGGACTTGATGGTATACCTGTTGACAGCAAAGGTTTTGTAAAAATAAAAACAGTTGTATCAGCCGATGGCGTTACAAGAAATCAATTAGCTGATGCTCCAAATATTACTGAAAGTTTCTCTAAAGATATTTTACCAAAAGCTAGCAAAGATATTTTAAAACCTGCCAGAGTAAATTGGTTATCTACTTTAACTCAATTAGAAAATAAGATAGAAAAATATGTTAAGAATGGAGAAGCTATCCCTGGTGTAGGGCCGCTTGGCTCTGGTTATATGGAAGGTGTTTTTGATGCTGATGCTAAAGAAATTAGAGGTATCTTGCAAGATATGAAAAACTTAAAAATCAAAGAATTATCTGGTGCTGCGGTTTCTGCGGCAGAGGCGGAAAGATTAGCAAAAGCGTTTAACGAAGGAAGCTTCTCTACTGAACAAGATTTAGTAAACTTTTTAGTTAGAGCAAGAGCGGTTGCTAAAAAGGGTAACGATGTGTACATTAAATCTTACAAAGGTTTTGAAAACTCTATAACAGATCAATTAGCCGGCATTCGTTCTTTTGATATCTCTCCTTTTGCAGAATTTGCAAGTCCTGGTGTTAGAGACGACCTTGCGATTATGGAGCAAGATGAGAAAGACGCTAAGAAAGAAGGTATTGAAATTATTGATTTAAAAGATATTAAGGAGTAAAACATGGGCGAAGTATTTATAAAAGGACATGGTAGATTTAAAACACAAGGTGATAAGCCTACTCAAGAAGAATTAGGTAAGATTAAAAATTTTCTTAAATCTGATGAATATCAAGATGCTCAAGCTCAAAAAGAAGCTGATAAATTTGTAGGTGGTAATGATTGGAGAAGAACCGCATTAGAAGTTTTAGGTGGGGTAGGCCTTGCTTTCGTGCCAGGTGGACAACTACCGTTGTTAGCTCGTGCAGGTTATTTTGCAAAACCTTTTTTAATGCAATTAGCAAAGACTGCTGGGCTTAGTGGTGTAGGTGGTGCAGGAGGTTCTGTAGTTTCTGAAACCTTTGACCCTACTTCTGATCCAGTCAAATCAGCTATCAATGCTGGAACTTCAATGGCAGTTGCTGAATTAATTGGTGGCCCTATTGCAATTAAAAGTTTTGATATTATTGGTAAAGCTTTAAAACCAAAATTAGATAAACTTAAATTAGTTGAAGAAGGTGAAAAAACAATTGAATTTCAAAAAAAAGAAATATTAAAAGACACCACAGGTAAATACTCTGATGTTGAAAAACAAATGGCTGCGGACTCTTTTATAACTCCTGGTATTGCATATAACAATTATCCTATAAACGTAGCTGAGAACGTAGCTGAAAGCTCGTTACTAGGTGGAAAAAGCATAGTAAAAGCAAAAGAAGGAGCACAATTTGTAGCAGAAGATTATGCACGAAAAATTGGTGCATTTCATAACAAAAATGTTTTAGATACTATGAAAAGAGTTGACCCACAAGGCGAAGATTTTGGGAATCTTTTAATAAATACTATAGCTGGTAAAAATAAGGAGTATAGAAATTTACAAAAAATAAAATATACTAAAGTTGACGATCAAATAAAAAAACATTTTGACGAAGTTAGCAATAGACGTGGGGATGATCGAATGATGAATTTAGCTCCACTTGAAAATACACTAATAAAAATAGAGGACGATTTACTAGGTGTTACAGGCCCATTAGCTCCTGAAGCTCAAGGTATTGCAAGGACAATAAGAGAAGTTATAGCTAAGGCAGAGACAAGAGGTCCAGGCAAAATGACATACAAGGAAGTCATAACCATGAAAAGGCAATTAAATGGTTTAGCTAGTTCTGCTTTCTTGAATACACAAAATAAACAAATGTACCTTGAAGCTATTGAACAATTAAAAGGAACTGTTGATAACATGTTAACAAATGCAGCCGTTCCAGCAAAAATTAAAACAGCTTTAAAAGAAGCGGATGCTTTAACAGAAAAAGGTAATAAACTATTTGTTAACAACGATTTACTTGCAAGAATTTTAAAAGAACATGAAAGCAGTGGTTTAGGGGCTAACGCTTATAAAATGCTTGTAAAATTTGATAAACCTCAAATAATTGGTAAATTAAAGGAGGCATTAGATCAAGGTATAACTACTGGACTTATTAAACCAAAAGATAAACTTGCAATAGGTCAAGGTCTTAAAGCTCAATTGTTTCAAGATATAATTACTCGTTCTGAAAGAGATGCGGGTAGCTTTGGTAAGATGATTAATGATGGTAAGTTCAAAGATTTTGTAGGGGCTCTTGGAAAAGAGGATGGTTCAGCCTACAGTGCTATGAAACAAGTTTACAATAAAAGTGAAATAGAAAGTATTCAAAGAGCGGCTAATGCTTTATCAACTGCATACGGTTCTTTAAATAAAAAAGGTAGACTACCCGGTGCTATGTTGATTCAACTTACACAAGGTGGAGCAATCGTTGGAGCTTTTACTGGAGTTCTTAGTGCCCCTAGTGCTGGTATATTATTAGCACCGATGGCTATGAGTAGGCTGTTTACAAGTCCAAAATTTAGTAAGTTTCTTGAAAAAGGTTATCAAGAAATGACAGACGAGGCTTTACAAATTTATAACAAAACAGGTAACGTAGCTGATATTACAGTTAACCCCATGAGAAAAACAGCGACAGCTTGGAGAAGAGTTATTAATGGTTTAGCGGCAGAAGGTTTAATAACCTTTGACCAACAAGAAAAATTCGATAGAAACATAGATGAAGGCTTATTAGAATATAGTAAAGATATTATTAAAAGAAAAAATGCAGAAGAACAAGGAGACCCCGTTGATGAAGAAGATGCTGTAGGTACAGATACTAATCTTGAAACAGCACCTCTTAGAAGACCAGACCCACTTGATGAAGCACTCGATTCACTAGGGCCAATGTCCTCGGCTCCTGCTCCAACACCACAGCCTCAAGGTCAAGCACCCCAGGCTCAAGGTTCAGGGATTGCATCGTTAGGTAATCAATCGGGCGGTAATCAGTCAGATCAATTAGCAAGAATGGAACAAGTTGGACTTCCCCTATTTAGAGGTTAATTATGAAAGATTGGGCAGAAACTTTATACATATACTCAATAATAACTATGTTAGTAGTATTTTTATCTACAGGCGTAAAAGCAGCAGATTCCAATATCCGATACAAAGATATGCCGGTAACTCCACCATCCGTACCATCAATGGGAAGTTCAGGTGCGTACTCTGATATCTGTGTAGTAGCTAGAGCAGGTGGTGTATCAGGTGGGTTCATTGGTATCTCTGCTGGTATCCAAGTGGTAGATAAGAACTGTCAAATGATTAAACTTAGTAGAGCATTGGCTCAACTTGGGATGAAAGTCTCAGCGACTGCTATGTTGTGCAGAGACCCAAGAGTATTTGAGAGTATGATAGCGGCAGGTAGCCCTTGTCCTGTCAATGGTTTGATAGGCGATAAAGCTATAGCCGAGTACCGTAAACGTGGAATATTAGATGAACAAAATAATGTTATTAAAAACCCTAGTCGCAAGCCTGTTAAGTTTGACGTTATTAAACCAAGCAACAGGCGCAGAGACTACTACGGGCAACCTTCTAACTAACTCAGACTTTGAGGATAATATAGTTGGATGGACTCTATCTGATAAGGGTGTCAAGATTGATGGGCCTTACTCAGATGCAGGCAACTCAAAAATCATACGATTCAAAGGACAAGACTCTACTATTAGTCAGCTTGTTAACTTAACTGCGGTAGAAGAAGGCAAAGAAATTTTAAGTTATACCATTAGCTACCACGGGTACGGTTGTGGTAACGATGCTAACGGACATTGTACACAAGAGAACCACGATAAGATTATAACTAACATTAGCTTTACTGATGGTACTAACACAGAAGTATCTAGTCATAGCACCAGTGTTATATATGAAGACGGCTTTACTCACCACACCTTTACTAAATCTATCAACGATACCTTCTTAACAGGGATGGTTGCTATTAACTTTGAACTAACCGGACAGGATAGTCATACAGGTAACAACTGGTTAGCTCCCATTACAGACAACTATGAGTTTGCTATAACATACCAAGATTATGTACAGCAACAAGCCCAAGAACAAATAGTCCAGGAGACTATGATAGGTGGGTTACAGTTAGATACATCAGTAACCTTGGACTTGATTTCAGACATACAAATTATGCCAGAGATGGAGATGATAGAGATGCCAATGGATATGCAGCCTATGGAAATAAATATGGATATGCCTGAGATGGAAATGAATGTTGAAATGCCTGAGAATAGTGTAACCGATAATATGCAAGTTCAAGAGATGCCTGATATAATCGACATTCCTCAAACCAGAGAAATAAGAATAGAGATGCCTTCTGACTTACCTGAAATAGCAGAGGTGCAACCTATCGAAGAGATCAAGGAGATTAACGTTGAAGGACCATCAGAACCAGAGCCCGAAATTGAAGTTGTTGAAGCAGAACCAGAACCAGAACCAGAAGCCGAACCAGAACCAGAAACAAAGACAGAGCCAAAGACAAAAACAAAGATTGCAGCAAATGAAAGCGGCGACTTATCAGACGGAGGGGAAGATGAGTCCGACAATAAAACAGAGAAAAGCGATGATAAAAAAGAAAAAAGTAGTAAAGAAAAAAGTAATAGCAAAAAAACTAGTGCAAAAAAAGAAACAGTTGAAGAAAAAACAACCGTTAAATCTACTAAACAACCTGTGGATAAAACTGCAAAATCTGATATCCGCACTGAGCCCTTGGGGCAAATAAGCATTACCAGTATGGTCTATTTGCAAATAATACCTGAAACAATTACAATTCAAGAAACAGTAGTATTAACACAGGAGATGATATATGAACAAGACATTGGTGCTTTCACCAGCAGTGATACTTACGATAGTCTTATCAGTAGTTCCAGCAGCAGGTGGGTTCGTATGGTGGATGTCAGACCTAAGCACACGTTTAGTGGCTATGGAAGGTAAAGTAGCGGGTAGTGATACAGGTACCTTAAACGACAGATTAACCACAAACGAAAGCTTAACTCAATTCAATAACGACTCCCTAAAAGAAGTCTACGGTAATATGGATAAATTAGATGCTGAAATTAAGCGTACGGAAGAAAAATTATCCGGTTGGATGGAAAAAGAGATTGGTAAAGTCTATGACATAATTAACGATAACCCTTTAGGGAACTGATATGGCTATTAGTAAAACAGAACAGTGTTTAGCAAGACTAGAATCTAAATTAGAGCACATCCACAAAGACGTTGAACAAAACTCTATAGATATTAAAGAACTCCAGCAACAGGTATCCATGGGCAAGGGCGCAGTTAAAACTCTGGTCTGGTTAGGCTCTGTGTTGGGTATTATAGCAGGTATAGCAAAATACGGAGGAAATCCATGATTGGGCTTATATTTTCAGGCGTAAGTAAAATAGCAACACAGTATCTTGATAACAAAAGCAAGCAGTCTGTAGCTAAAAGTAATTTAAAGATTGCAGAGATTGACGCTAAAGTAGCAGTACAAAAGAAAGTTGCAGAGGGTAAAGTTGAGTGGGAAACCACTATGGCAAAGGCTTCTGACGATTCGTGGAAAGATGAAGCCTGGACTATTTGTTTTATTGCTATAATAATTCTTTCTTTCATTCCATACTTTCAACCACATGTAGCAAAAGGTATTGAGTTCTTATCAACATTTCCAGACTGGTTACAATGGTCAGTTATGGCTTCCATTGGGGCCAGTTTTGGACTAAAATCTATAGGCAAATTCAAATCTTAAAGTGAGGAATTAATATTATGAAAGGTGTAAATCATTATACTAAATCAGGTACGTTGTTCAAAGGTAAAACACATAAGATGGCTGACGGCTCGTTGCACACAGGTGCAGCTCATACCAAATCAAGTAAAAAGTTATTTCATTTAAAAGATCTATCCGCAACTGTTAAAACTAAGTTGAAGAAAAAATAAATGAAAATAACTATAGCAGGCTACGGCTTTGTTGGCAGAGCTTACGCCGCCGTTTTACAAAACTATCACGAAGTTGAAATAGTAGATCCAAAACATTACGACAGAAAAGTCAGCCAAGACACAGAGGCTGTCATTATTTGTGTACCTACCCCAGAAGGTAACAACGGAAGCTGTAATATAAGACACGTCTCTGAAGTCATGCGGGACTGTCCCGATGTACCTATTCTAATCAAAAGCACGATATCTATAGAAGGGTGGGATCATTTAACAAGTTTCTATGAAAAGCGTATGTCTTTCTCCCCAGAGTTTTTAAGAGGGGCTACCGCTTTAGAAGATTTACGTCAACAAGATACTATTATGCTAGGTGGGGCAGAAGTAGAATTTTGGTCAAAGTTATTCAAAGAAGTTTTTCCCAGTTGCCCTCATATAATACAGGCAGAACCAAAAGAACTTATATTGATTAAGTATTTTAGAAATTCTTTCTTGGCAACTAAAGTTTCTTTCTTCAATCAAATACACGACCTTTGTAAAGCTTCCGGCATTGATTTTGAACATGTAAGAAAAGGAGTAGTCCTTGATCGCAGGGTAGGGGCCAGCCACAGCCAGGTTACTAAAGAACGTGGGTTTGGTGGGCATTGTTTTCCTAAAGACACTGCGGCAATTAAACAATCTGCTTTATATTATGGTGTTAATTTAAGTATAATTAAAGAAGCCGCTGAGTATAACAAACTTTTAAAAGATGAGGATCATGAGGATAAAAAGAACTGATACCAGCTTTACGATTGATGGGTTTAAAGTAAATCACAAATATCATTACGGGGAATACACTCGAAATGATAATGACGGGCCACGGACCTATAACGTCAAAGATAAAAAAGTACCTAGTGTCACAACTATCTTATCGGGTACGCAATCAAAACAAAAACGAGAAGCACTAGACAAGTGGCGTGAACGAGTGGGCTATGAAGAAGCAGCACGGATCACGAACCAAGCGGCAACTCGTGGTACAGAAATGCACTATGTGTTAGAGCAGTACATGAAGGGTCAAGGTTATTTGAATTTAAGTAAAAAGGGTTCTCAACCTAGAATGATGGCGCATCAAATTGTAGAGAACTTAGATAAACTATCTGAAGTGTATGGGACAGAAGTGGGTCTTGCTTATGAAGATCAATGGGCGGGTTCTACTGATTTAGTTTGTGTGTATGATGGCAAACCTACGATTGCAGATTTTAAACAATCTAATAAACCAAAACGAGAAGAATGGATTGAAGATTATTATTATCAAATTGCAGCTTATAGTTTAGCTCACAAAAAACAGTACGGTGAAATTGTCCAAGGGATGATTCTGGTTTGCACCAAAGACCTTCTTTTCCAAAGATTTATGATGAATCAAGATTTGTTGTCTGAATACGAGGAAAAATGGTTTGCTAGAGTAGAGGATTACTATAGAGGTGTTAAATAGGCTTATACACAGGGCTTAATATTTCTGGCTTGTCATGACATCAGGTACTATCTTAAAACTTAATACTGGCTCTTTCAGAGCGTTGTTTTTTTTACAAATACTCTAAAATCTCCTCTCCAAGAGTTTTTGCACTAATTTGTATCTTACTCTTTAAAGATTTAATAATCATTTCATCAACGGTGCCTTTGACAATTAAATCGATATACAAGACACTCTTTTTTTGACCAACTCGATGCGCTCGATCTTCTGATTGTTGTCTTTCTTCTAAGTTAAAAGAATTACTATAATAGATAACAGTATTGGCACTGGTAAGATTTAAACCGTATCCCGCTGTTTGTGGGTTACCAACAAAGAATCTTGTAGCGTCATCATTTTGAAAACGATTAATAATTTCAGGTCTATCTTTTGCAGGTATCTTTCCATAAATAGCAACGGTGCTATCTGCCCCGTATCTTTTTTGTAGAGCCTTAATAATTTTCTCAAGCGTAATAATATAATTAGCCCAAATAATTACTTTGCCTTCTGTCTCTTCTAAAACATTAAAAAGTTCCTCTAGCTTGGCTGAAGGTAAATCTTTTTTCTCTCCAGTATCTGTTGTATAAAAACCATCAGTCAGCTCACGCAACTTCTGTACTTCTGTAAGTTTATTACTGTAACTAACTTCATCATCAAAAATTACTGTTCTGGCTCGATCAGCCAATTCTTTATAAGCTTCTGCTTGTTGGGGTTTTAAATTAACCATACGCTTGGTATAAACTTTTGGTTTTAAATCTAAACAATCTTTTTTTAATACCCTAAATGAATTTTTTTTAATTACTTTTTCTAACTCTTCCAGGTTTACATAATAGCTAGGTATGCTAAGTCTTTTACCACTTGGCGAGGCTATATCATGCATGACACAATAACGAGCTCGAAACACATAAAAGTTATCTGTTCCAAGTAACCCGGATTGTAAGAATTCAAATTGAGCGAACAAGTCTAAAGGTGATTTAGTTATAGGAGACCCTGTTAAAATCCTACGGTATTCAGTCATCTTACCTAGTTTAATCAATGACTTAGTTCTTTGCGCAGTACGGTTCTTAATAGTAGTAGACTCATCAATAACCATCATAACATCAGCGCCACAAACTTTAAGTATCTCTTCAAGATACTTGACCCCCGACTTATGGCTAAAAGCTTCTACATTCATTAAAACAACATTGAGTTTGCCCTCATCGTATAAAAACTTTTTATCTATCTTATAAGTAAAAATATTAGTGTCGCAAGGGCAATGCAAAGAAATTTCATCTTTCCAGTTTTGATAAACTGAATTGGGAGCTACAACTACCATTAGGCTTATTTTATTCTCTAAATATAAATAAGCAGCGTTATCTATAGTTACTTTAGTTTTACCTGTTCCCATTTCCATGAGGTAAGCAAAACCTTTCCTGTGAGCCCCCTGTATTAACGCTTCCCTTTGATGTTCGAAAGGTTTAGTTTTATATTCATACATTGCAGTATTTTATTCTCCGACTGTTGACATTGCAAGAGAAATTTAATAAGGTGTAAGTTCTATAAATATATAGGAGGGTCCTATGGATCTTGAAGCTGAATCTACTATAACAGTAGACACGGTAATGACAAATGACATTGCCACATCATGCAACAAGTTGATAGAGACTCAGAATGAAGTAGCCAAGTTTGAAGAACAACTAAAAAAGTTGAAAGAAACTGAGCGTGAGTATTCTGAGCAAACTATTCCTAACTTGATGCAACAGGCAGGTGTAAGAACTTTAAAACTTACCGATGGTACATCTATCGAAGTTAAACCTTACTATGCCGCTAAGATACCCGTATCCAAACAAGAGGAAGCCTTCGATTGGCTTCGTTCTAATGGGTTTGGCGATCTTATTAAAAATAATGTCACCTTACAATTTGGTAAATCACAAGATGGGGAAGCATCTGATCTTGTCGGTGAGTTGAAAAGTAAAGGGCATAACGTATCTCAAAAAATGAAAGTAGAACCAATGACCTTGAAAGCATTTGTTAAAGAGCAAATACAGAATGGGAAAGACGTACCTATGGAAACTTTTGGAGTATACACATCAAACAGAACCACGGTAAAACGTAACCAGGAGTAAATTATGACGAAGAAAGAAGTAGCGACTAAAGAAAATACTGAGATATCAACCGATGTTATGAGCGAATTAGAACAGTTTGCAAATGACGGTCTTGAAAATGTAACTGCACGAGATGTGAAGTTACCAATCATTAAAGTATTAACATCTAACTCTCCCGCACTTAATGAGAGTGATGCTAAATATAATAAGGATGCAAAACCCGGTGATATATTTAATGAAGTATCTAATACTGTTTACAAAGGTAAAGAGGGTATGTTGGTTGTACCTTGTTTATATGTAAACACTTTTAATGAGTGGGCTGATAGAGGGGATTCTGCTGGAAGACCTGTTGCTATTCATGGAGATCCTTCAATTATGAAAACCACACAAAGAGCAGATGACGGTAGAGATAGAACTGAAAGCGGAACTTACATCGAGGACACTGGTAATCATTTTGTTTACATACTAGATGAAGACTACAACCCTGTAGAGAGTGCGCTAATTACTATGAAATCTACCCAGAAAAAGAAATCAAGACTTTGGAATTCAATGATGATGTCTAAAAGAATGCAGGGTAAAAAAGGTTTCTTTACACCTCCTTCATGGGCTAGTGTATACCGTATGACTACCGTACAGGAGTCTAACTCAAAAGGTACTTGGTATGGTTGGGCTACATCATTTGATAGGTTCCTAGATCAACCAACTGATTCTGATCTATTGCAGATTACTAAAAGTTTTAGTGAGAATGCTAAGAAATTAGATATGGTTAGCGGTGTTGATTTTAATGATGACAAAGCAGCATCTAATGTAAAAGCCAGTTCTGAAGTTTTAGAAGGCGAGAGTAAAGACAACGTTCCTTTTTAACTCATGCATAAAGAACTGTTTAAACTTTTTCAAGGTGACGATACTTGTTATCTCAAGTCCTCGCTAACTGGCGAGGACGATGAGAGGGGTAAGAAGAAAGCTCAATATCAAACGATACATGAGAAGCTTACACCCAAGCATTGGAAAGCTCATCTTGACGGAAAGTCTCGTATAGGGATCAGACCTGAAATAGGTGAGGATTGTTTATGGGGATGTATAGATGTTGATCCAAATAATTATAAAGATTATTCTGAAAAAAAATATGTAGAAATTATTAAAGAATATAAATTACCTTTTGTTCCAGTAAAATCAAAGTCAGGTGGCCTACACATATTTGTTTTCTTTACTGAGTTAGCTTCTGTAAAGAAAGTTTCTAAAAAGCTTAATGAAATCAATGAGCAGTACTTCTTATCTAATGAAGTGTTTCCAATGAACAAAGCAGTTAACATGCCTTATTTTAACTCTAATAGAACTATGGAATATGCTTTTGATGAAAACAACACTCCTGTCATGTGTGGTGGTTTTATTGATTTAGCTAAAGATAAGCAAATAAAGCCTGATGATTTTTTTAAATTTAAAGTTCAGAATTATGATGCCGAGTCAGAATGGAATCATTACCCACCTTGCGTACAAAAATTAATACAAGAGGGTTGGTCGGGCAACAATCGTAACAATTATTTATTCAATGTTATGGTTTTAGAAATGAAAAAGAATACTACACTGGCTGTAAAAAACTTAGAAGAGATCGGCGTAACACGTAACTCAGAGATATTTGCCACCCCTCTACCAAGAAACGAAGTTAGTGCTTTATGCAAGTCCGTACATAAACAAGGCTATGAATTTCAATGCCCACCTAAACATGCAGAGTTACAACCCATTTGTAATAAAGAGCTTTGTAAATCAAGAAGGCTTGGTATTGGTGAAGCTATACCAGAAATAATAGATGCTTTTGAAAACATAACTTACATACAAGATCCTAAAAATGTTTGGTATGAGTTTGATTTTAAAAAACAACATGTCATGGTTACTCCGGAAGATATGAAGGATGAAAAGTCCTTTAGAGTCAAGTTGTTACGACATCGGTTGTATTGGATGACGCTACCAAAACCTTCTAAAGGTCCTTCACCTTTTGAGCTATTGATGAAAGGTCTTGTGGAGAAAGCAATTGAAAATAAAGAACATACCTATGAGGATACCTTGGAAGAAGAAAGGTACAAAGTATTAAAAGATTTCTTTGAGTCCCACGTTGAACAAGATAAGTTTGATAAGTTAAAAGACGGCTATGTGGTCTTAGACTCTAAAACAAATATTTGTTATTTTAAAAAGATTACCTTGTCTAACTTCTTGAAAAAGAAAGCCAATGGTATTTTTAACACAACCGCCGATGCTCTTCGTTTATTAAAATGTGAGCGTAAGGATTATTATGAGCATGAGAAAAATGTTTGGTATGTTGAGATGCCTGATTTTGTAAACCACCAAGCAATTAAGACTAAGATGAAAGAAGACACTTTAAATGAAATGGACGATGGGTATCATGATAAATTCAGGAATTCAAAAACAGAAAGCGATTTACCACAAGACAATTAAAATCTTTGGTCCTCCAGGGACAGGTAAAACGTATACTTTGATAGAGAGAGTTTTAAAAGGCTACCTTAAACGTGGCGTACACCCTAGCAACATCGCCTTTATTTCTTTTACTAACAAAGCTGTCAACACGGCACGAGATAGAGCCTTAGCTGCTTTCCCTCAATTTACAGATGAGGACTTTGCTCGTTTTAAAACCTTACATAAATATTGTCGCCGATACTTTACAGAAGAAGTATTTGATCCTAAGAACTGTATGTTGGATTATGCAATGGAAGCTAAGATAATTAAGACATCAGATAACAGATTGGCTGACGATAACTTCACATATAAGGATTGGTCGCTAGGGGTGTATGATAAAGCAAGAAACATGTTAGAAGACCCACGGCTCATATACAAAAAAGAATCTTATAAGAAAGATAATATGGATATATATTTAAGAAAGATAGCTACCTATGAGCATTATAAGAAAGGTTCGTTTATTGATTTTACCGATATGATACAACGTGCTATCGATGAAGTAGAGTTTCCACCTTTAGAAGTTTTAATACTTGATGAGGCCCAAGACTTTACACCCCTACAGTGGTCAGTTATATACAAGATAGCTGAGAATGTTAAACGTGTTTATCTTGCGGGTGATGATGATCAAGGTATCTATAAATGGAATGGGGCTGACCCTAAATATTTTACAACTTACTTTCCAGGTAGAGAGGTTTTTTTAAGAAAGACAAGACGTTTTGGTGAAGCTATACACCACTTCTCGCAAATTATTAGAAGAGGTATATATGACAGTGTTGAGAAAGATTATGACTATCTGGATAAAGAAGGGAGTGTAAAAAGGTATTTAAGTTTTAATGAAGTACCTATAGGTGATACACCTGGAACTTGGTATATCTTAGGCAGGGTTAACACAACGGTTAATGAATTGAGGATGTGCGCTAAAGATGCAGGTCTTTATTTTTCTAATAACAAAGGTAATAAATCTTTTGATAAAAAACAATGGGATGCTATTAAAGCTTGGACAACAATCAGTCTCGGTAAAAAGATTAATAAAGTACAGGCTGAGAATATGTATACCTTTATTCGTGATTTAAAAGATATTGCTTTTAGACAACCTAAGTTTTGGATGAAAGAGCCAAGCACTCAAAAGTATGACTTTAAACATTTACAAGAGTGGTGTGGTTTAGATTTACCTGAAGAAGCAAATAAGTTATCTTGGTGGCAGATACTACAAAGAAACTTTAAGCCTGAGCAAGTTAATTACTTTATTCGTTTACTTCAAAGATACGGTCAAAAGAATTTAGATGGTAATCCTAAAATAATTATAGATACAATACATTCTGTTAAAGGTGGCGAAGCCGATAACGTTTTATTGTATTCAAAAACAAATTGGCCTTCTGCTTACTCTAATAAAAATTTAGAAGAACAAGCGGATGAGAAGAGGGTTTACTACACTGGTGCAACTAGGGCTAAAGGTTCGTTGCATTTACTATCTACAGATCATCGTTATAATTACCCTATGGGTGAAGATTATTTCGTATATCTACAGGAGAAAAATAATGGTTGATAAAGGACTACAGCTTAACTTTAATTTTAAGAAAAGCATTTGGTCAGCGCCAAGTGAGTATAAGGATTTATCAGGTTATGACGAGATAGCCATTGATTTAGAAACTCGTGATGATGGTATTAATGCTGGTATGGGTGCAGGTTGGGCTACCCAATCAGGTGAGATTGTAGGCTTTGCTGTAGCAGTAGCAGGTTGGCAAGGTTATTACCCTTACGCTCATTTCGGTGGAGGTAATCTAATCAGAGAACAAGTTTTGAATTACATGAAAGATGTGTGTGCCCTACCTTCCAGAAAAATATTTCACAACGCTCAGTACGATGTAGGGTGGCTACTTGCAAGTGGTATTCCGGTAAATGGTGAAATTGTAGATACTATGGTTGCAGGAGCTTTGATTGATGAGAACCGTTTTAGCTTTACGTTAAACTCTTTATCAAAAGATTATTTAGGTGAGCTTAAAGCTGAGACTGATTTAAGAGAAGCGGCACTACAGCATGGGGTCGATCCTAAAGGGGAGATGTGGAAGTTACCAGCAGAACATGTTGGGTTTTACGCAGAACAAGATGCACGGCTCACGCTTATGTTGTGGCAACGATTTAAAACTGAGATACACACGCAGAGTTTAGAAACAATTTGGACTTTGGAAACTAAACTATTACCCTCGTTAATTGATATGCGTATGAGAGGTATTAGGGTGGATGTCGAGAAGGCCAGTTACTTGAAGAAAGACTTTGCCAGTAGAGAAAAAATTATCCTAAAAGATATTAGGAAGTTATCTGGGGTAGATGTTGATATATGGGCAGCAAGACAAATAGGCCAAGCCTTTGATAAATTAAAGATTGAATACCCTAGGACAAAAACAGGAGAGCCTAGCTTTACGCAAAGTTGGTTAAATAATTCCGAGCATAAAATTAGTAGGCTTATTGTCCAGGCTAGAGAAGTAAACAAATTTCAAAGCACGTTTATAAACTCCATACTAAAGTTTGAAAAGAAAGGTCGAATACACGGTGAGATTAGACAAATTAAGAATGATCTGGGTGGCACGGTGAGTGGTAGATTAGCTATGTCTAACCCAAACTTACAACAATTACCTGCTCGTTCTAAAGAGTTTGGTCCATTGATTAGGGGTTTGTTCTTACCTGAAGAGGGTTGTCAGTGGGGTAGCTTTGACTATTCACAACAAGAGCCTAGGATTGTTACTCATTATGCAGCTTCTGTTAACAATGGTTTAGGTGGGTCAAAAGAACTTGTTAAAGCTTATGAAAATGAAGGTGCAGACTTTCACCAAACTGTTGCTGAATTAGTAGGTATTGATCGTAAGTCAGCTAAGACTATTGGCTTAGGGTTGATGTACGGTATGGGTAAGAATAAGTTAGGGGTTATGCTTGGTGTTGATAACGATAGAGCCAGTGAGTTGATTGGCTTATACAATAAGAAAGTTCCATTTGTTAAAGAACTGTCAGATATGTGCATGAAGAAAGCTAACAACGAAGGGACTATTAGAACTAAGTTAGGTCGCAAGTGTCGTTTTGATATGTGGGAAACTAAAGACTTTGGTATACACACTGCTGAGAAATTTGAGAACGCTTCAGCTAAGTATGGCCAAGCTAATATCAAACGAGCATTTACTTACAAAGCATTGAATCGTTTAATTCAGGGAAGTGCTGCAGATCAAACTAAACAAGCTGTGGTTAGTTGTGTTGAAGAGGGCTTTTTACCTTTACTACAAATACACGATGAATTGTGTTTTAATATTGAGAGTCAAGACCAGGTAGATAAAATTAAAAATATAATGGAAACTTGTATTGAATTAAAAGTCCCAAGCAAAGTAGATATTGCTTTAGGGCAAAACTTTGGAGAAGCTATATGAAAACATTAAGACTACTATCATTAGGGGCGGGGGTACAAAGCACTACCTTAGCCTTGATGATTGAACAAGGCGAAATACCAATGGTGGATGGGGCTATTTTTGCAGACACTGGGGCAGAGCCTAAAGAAGTTTACGATCATTTAAACTGGTTAGAAAAACAACTGTCTTACCCTTTACATCGAGTGCAATGGAGAAATCTTAAGGAAGATGTGATGGCTGCTGCTGTAGGTGAGTATAAAGGTTTTACAGCTCCTTTTTACACACTAAGTGATACAGGTAAGAAAGGTATTTTAATGAGACAATGCACCGCAGATTATAAAATTAAACCAGTGGTTAAAAAGACTAGAGAGCTGATGGGTTATAGTAAAGGTCAACGTGTAGATTTAAAAGAATGGAGAGTAGAGAATATCATGGGTATTTCTACTGATGAGATGCAACGAATGAAGCCTAATCGTTTAAAATACATTACCAATGTCTACCCCTTGGTTGACAAAGATATTACACGCATGCATTGTTTTGAATGGATGAAAAAAAATAATTACCCACAACCACCAAGAAGTGCTTGTACTTTCTGCCCTTATCATTCTAGTGAGGAATGGTCCAAAATAAAAAGAAACAAAGAAGAATGGGAGGAGGTAGTCAAGATAGATTATATGATCAGAGACACTGATAAATTTAAAGCTAAGATTAACATGAAAAGTAAAATGTTTTTACACAACAGTTGTGAGCCTATAGACCAGATTGATTTCAATAAAGGTGATGATCAGTTTAAATTTGACTTTATGGATGAATGTGAAGGTATGTGTGGGAACTAATATGAATCATCTCGACCTATGTTCAGGTATTGGTGGTTGGGCATTAGCTTTTCGTGAGCTTGGTATCAACACCGTTGCCTTTTGTGAGATAGATAAATATCCACAACGAGTATTACAAAAAAACTTCCCTAATATTCCAATTTTTAACGACTTGAAGGAGTTAACGTATGAACAAATCAAAGAGAGAACAGGAACTAGAGACATTGATCTCGTCACTTGTTCCTACCCCTGCCAACCTTTTAGTGTCGCAGGCAGGCAAAAAGGCGAAGAAGATCCAAGACACCTCTGGCCAGATACTTTTAGAATTATCCAAGAGTGCAAACCCACTTGGTTTGTTGGAGAAAACGTTGGTGGACACATTAAACTCGGTCTCGACACCGTCCTTGAGGACTTGGCGAGTATTGGTTACGACACAAGGACATTTGTTATTTCAGCTTCATCCATCGGTGCATGGCACCAAAGGAAAAGAATCTGGATTGTGGGCTACTCCGAACACAATGGATCACTTGCCTCCGAGAAGTCCAGAAGGGACCAAGAAGCTGCAGGAAGGTCATCGCAAGGGCAGAACCAAGCCGAGCAATCTAAGGGAGCAAGTAGACCCAGAAACCATGAGGATGTATCCGACACCGAGAGCTTGCGATCTAGAAGGAGGGGTGGTGAAGAATGTCGATCTCCGCAATGGCAGTTTTTCCAGGAAGAACAAGAAGGGTGTGAGATACGGGGTGAAGTTGAAGGACGCAGTACATCATCTAGAGAAGATGTATCCGACACCGACCAGCAGCGAACACAAGTATCGCTTGAAGGGCAACAGTCAAGCATCGAATTGTCTGGAAGCTCAAGCGAGAAGAACTGGTGGCAAACTGAATCCGAATTTTGTGGAGTTCCTCATGGGGTTTCCTATGGACTGGACAAAGGTCGAGTCGGAAGAATCAAAGGACTAGGTAATGCGATAATTCCTCAGATCGCATGGTTCATTGGTAACGCTATTGTTTCAGCTCAAAACGCTCAAGAAAATAGTGGAGAGTAGTTCCCCTGGTGTTTGGCATATAAGCTCTCTCATGTCTTTCATTTTACGTCTTTGCGCTTTTTTCTGCCTATCATCAGTCATTTCATTTAAAGTTTGAGAAAACAAGTCGTATTGATACCAGAGGATCTGTTTATCGGTAAACCTAACTACTTTTTTTTTAAGTAGCCCACGATAATGAGTATTGATAACATCTGGTTGAAGCTCGGCCCAGGTACAAATATCTTGAAAATCACCACAGTTACTGATGATCCAGTTGTGGGCTTTAAGTTTGGTAATAGAACTTTTACGATCAACGTGAGTAATTTGTGTATCTTCTAGGGCATTGACTATTACGGAGCGCCACAACCTCTCTTCAGGTAAAAGAGGTTTAGTGGTAAAGGCTTCAGGGGCTATCTGATACCTTTTATTTTCTTCTCTATAAGTCTCCACTTATTAGTGTCCGTATACTTTAATCAAATGTGATAATGTTTGCTCGTACAGTCGTATAACATCTTCATCATATTCTTGATCGACATAAAAGACGTAATCTCTGTAAAGAGTGTCTATCATGTGGGTTCTTGAGAAGCCATCTAAAGATTCCGGATCTACCATTTCGTTAAGAAAAAGGCTTTGATCCTTACCGAAGATATCTTCCCAAATTGTTTTTTTGTTAGCCATACACAATTGTAGGCATACATTAATTAAAGCACAAGACTTGACATTTAGTTATTTTCTTCTTCATCTAAAGATGAACCTGTGTGGCCAGACCCCTTACACTCGATACATCGCTCACGGACCTTGGTGATTCTACCTACTCTGCAATTCTGTTCTTCGAATTGGGTTACTTTGTTTTCCAATTCATAGCTAAAGAAGCCGTTGCCCTTACATTTCTCACATATAACAAGTTTTTTAGTTTTATTCGACATTAGGTTTACCAAACTCCTTGTTCAGTTCTGTCAGACTGTACATCTCTTCAGATATTAAATCAGCTAATTGTTGGTTGTTCATCTCAACATTTCTGTTATAACTTGCCAGAGTGTCAACTAAACGAACCACGGCTTGTTGCTGGGCTTTAGGTAGTTCGTCAAAACGGTGTAGTTTGTGCCAATCTAATTCAGTTTGTGGTTTTTCCATTGTCTTTGTCCTCATTAAGTAGTTGTTTTTTAAGTTCATTGTGTTCTTTTCTAAGTTGGTCAATATCAATACCTACTTCTTTATCCGTCTCTAACCTAACAAAATCGTGTTGTGTTGAATTAAGTTGTTGGTGCAACTTAAAATATAAATCATGCCAAGCCGAAATTCTTTGACAGGCTATGGCATATTCCCCAAGGCCATGTAAATTTTTAGTAAGTTTTTCGAATTTTTCATCACTAGCGCTCATCAATGCACCTCCTTCTTTGTTGATTTATTGTTAGGTAAATCTTTAAAGTCAAGTATGCTAATTTTAAGTTCACTAATTGACTCCTGATCTTTATATAAACCACCTAAACTTTTATTGGATACTTTTTCAGCAAATTCCATAGCCTGGACTACACTTCCTTTATCAAGATACTCCAGTTTAGTTTGGAGACTAAAACTTAATAGCACGGCTTCATAGTGGTGAATAATACCCATTAAACCCAATATCTCGGCTCTTTCCTCTGCTAACTGATGTCTTAGTTCGTCTATTAAGCCCATGACTTCTTCTTCCATTACTTTATCCATTAGTCCCTCTCGTAGTTTTGTAAAAATGTTTTTAACTCATTGGCAGACAAATTAAGTTCCTTGCACATTTTTTCGTTGTAGAGCCTTAACATCACCGATACCATTTCTCCTGCCGTACGGTGTTCGTAGTTTGCCATTTCGTTTACCTTATCCATAGTATTTTTACGAATCGCCATTGTAGTCCATTTTGTAACTTCCTTTTCTTGGTTCATTAACCCTCCTGTGGGTAACATTGATTTTCTTGCAATTGGTCAAGGGCGTACTGGGTAGCTTCTTGCTCAGACATGCCCATGTCTAGTCCTTCTTCGTACTTGTGTTCTAAATACTGTGTGTTGCTATCGTTACTCATCATTCTTCCCCTAAGTTTTTATCTAATGATGTGTCAGTTGTTATATGCACAGAAGTCCAAAAACTACGTCCGTTATATCTTGATTTTGGATAATCTACTGTTGAAATATTTTCTGGACATTTTTCTAACCATTGTTCGAATGATATAATTCTGCACTCGCAGTCTAATTCGTAATCACTCATCATTCACCTCCTCTATTGTAACGTCATCGTATCCATCATCTTTCCCAAAACATGCTTCTAGTGCTAGTATTTTTCCTTTCCACTCATCAGATAATCTTGTAGCATTTTCTAATGTTAGATAATAGTCGTTTACTTCTACACCACCCGCCCATACTGTGTATTTTTTACTCATCATTCACCTCCTCTCCCGTACCAATATATCTTCTGCGTTTTCTCAGTTACATATTTAGACGTGGATTTTCTAGTTAAAGATTCAAGGAAAGCCTCGCCCTCTACCTCACTCATATCAATAGTAATAACAAGCTGATCATGTGCGCTGTTATATATAACCTCTGTGTTATCCTCGTACGTATGATTTTCTAGACTCTTAATAGTAGTGTGTAAATCTGATACCGTATCTTCTGCTTGTTCTAACTCCTTGTTATGCTCTGCCTCCTCTTGGTCTTGTTCATTCATATGATTATCTAAGTCTTGCACTACGCTATCACCTGTTAGTTGTTGCCATTCATCATTATCCATTTTCCTTGGTTCCTGGACTCTCGTCCGGTGGTTAAACGTAGACGTATTTGTCTACTAGGATTTATAATAAACAATATAGAGGTATATGGCAAGTATTTTATTTGATTGGTATTTGAAGAGAGGGCCACCAGGAAAAAAACTGATGAGGTAGTTCAACCTTGATAGCCCTCATTACTTAACAACTTAAGAGGTTCTTCCAATGAAAAAGAACTTCAGGGCAAAATTACCATAAAAACCTTATACATACTACCTTTTTGTTACTTGACAGGTTAGAAAGAGCTTATTTATAATAGATTAAGAAGAATAAAAAAAATAAGTGGTTGATATTGAACAAGGACTATCAAAAACAGGAAGTTACGCCTCGCTCTAAATCTATAGATAAATCAATGGATCTTAACAACGACTTTTTAGCCACTTGGGACGTAGAGATGGCCGGTAGGCGCAGTTTCTATCTAAGGGACAATGAAGTGCCTTGTTTATTGGTTAACTACTCTAGAAAGGGTACTCATTCGTTTAGTTACGATTATCGCAAAGGAAAGGTACATAAGTCTAAGGTCTTTGGTTATTTTCCGAGTATGACGGTAGAAAAAGCACGGCTCAGGGCCATTGAAATTAATAAAGAATGTATCCAGGGTGATAAAAATTACGATGATTTGTTTGAAATTCACCGTTTGCCAAGTTACTTGTATTTTTTGATGACGGAAAATGGGGAAATAAAAATAGGTCATTCAACCGATGTGTGGAACAGGATTAATTCTTTAGTAGCCACGCAACAAGGTGTGGTGCTGTTAGGGCTAAGAAAAGAGTCAAAATATATCAATGAGGCTAAATTACATTACATTTATCGTGCCTTTCGTATCAAAGGTGGTGAATATTTTAAGAAAAATGCTTATTTATTGGAGTTAATTAGTCGTTTTTGCATTTATAGGGAGTCAGATGTGCAAGTTTCACGGCTCATGGGTCAACATAATGAGCAAATATATCAATAATTCCTTGTTTTCTACTATGCACCTCCTTAGAGATTGTTTTTTTTTTAATAGAGTGAAGAATAGACAGATATTTTAGGAAACTAGGAAAAATACTATAAGAATAGGGTTTCAAGGATTTACAACTAGGAATATTTTAGGACAGATTCCTAAAAACTAGGAATAAACAGCAAATAAGACAAAAAACCGACTTAAACAATAGATATTTTATTTATTTTTTTATGTTTCTAAGGGAGTGCTTAGTAGTTTTTGTATAAAAAGTTGCTATTTAACGTTAATTTTATATAATTTGCTTATGGGATCACATAAATCTGTAACTTTAAGGACTGAAAAAGACTTAACTTCTAAGCAAAAGAAGTTTTTATCTTTGTTGGTTAAGAATTGGGGTACGATTACTCAAACTAAAGCTGCTCAAAAAGCTGGATATGGGAAGAATGAGAGGTCGGCAGCAGTAATGGCCAGTAAAATGTTAGATCCAAATGCAAATCCACATATTGCTAGAACCTTAGAAAATATGTTGGCTAAAGAATCTGAAAAATATGAAAAAGATAAATTAGCCAGGTATAAAACTTTTGAAAGGTTAAGAGATGGCGCAGAAGATAAAGGCCAGTTTACGGCAGCTATTAATTCAGAGTACCGATCAGGCCAACTAGCCGGATTATTTATTGATAAAAAAGAAATACAACATACAACATTAGAGGGTATGTCCAGGGAACAGCTAGAGGACAGATTAAAAGAATTAGAGAATAAAATTGGCGCAAACACTATTATTGTACAAGGAAAAGTTATTGAAGAAAAAAGTACAGGTTAGATTACTTTATTTCACTTGATAAAACTTTCTTAATAATCTCTATATTATCTAATATGTTTTTTGGGTGTACTTCAATATGAGTTACACCGTTTTCTTCATGGTGGATAATATCAGGCTCTTCTTTTATTAACAATTTTTGGGTATAACATTTGAAAAAAGCATTTTCTATTATTTTCTTAACATCTCGATCTAGACCTAAATAAAAATATATAAATTTATCTTCACACTTTTTATCTACAATATCAAAAAGAGCTATTGTTAAATTGCCATTTCTATCGATTGTTTGTCGCATAAACCCACCTTAAAATGTTCTTTTGTTAACATTTATGATAATATTTTAACTCAAAATGTCAATAAATGAGTCAAAACTGTGGAAAAGAATCAAGGTAGCTCAAAAGCCCTACCCAGATTGGTTTCTTTTTCGCCTAGAATCCAATACTATCAACGGTATTCCAGATGTTTACGGGTGTATTAGAAATACATCATTTTGGCTCGAATTAAAGTGCTCAAATGCTAAGGATAAAGGGCTTTCTAAATTTCAATGGAACTGGCATATCGATTATTTACGTTCTGGTGGCAAATCTTTTATTCTTAATTACCATGCCACGCAATCCAAGCTCGAACTTCTAGCGATCCATGAGCCGAGAGACCTGCACCAAGTCCAAGAATGGACCTTTGGCCAAGAGCCAGGTTCCCTGGAACTCGAAGCCAGGGTCCATGACGCATTGGTACTGATCGCTAGTTAACAATTAATTAACAACGTGTTAGAAACCGGGTGATAGTGTTTCTCTAACCAATCATTAACCACTTCCTCGCCAATAATGTAAGTGTACATATTAACAATTTGCTCCGGTTCGCTAAAATCTGTAGATACTTCCCCAAAATGTAACGTTTCATACTCTTTTATAAATTGAATCACGTTTAGCGCCTCATCGCCTAACCATTGTTTAGCTTTATATCTGCCAATAATGTAATAGTCGTTATTAAAAGCGTGATGGTGTAAGTCATGCATATTCTCAAACACCCAGGAATAGCCGTGCTGCCTGTCGTCTTCTATAAAATCCTTAAAATAATCTTCAATTTCTTTTCTTTTGTGATCCATCTTCTTTCCTCATCGTTGTTTAAAATACCCGTTAATAATACCATATAAATCATTTATGCTCAAATCATCTATATCGACCGGTACGGTTTTCTAGGTCCTTCATGTCCTGGTGGTGCAACACGATCAATAATCCTGTGGCCGTTACAATTAGCCCCAGGGCAAAGCCCACTATAAACATCATCATCATTTTATGTTCCCCCAATTTTTAATTCGTTATATTTATAAATGTCTTGAACTTGCCAAGGTGTCAATTCATAATATTCTATAGGGTTCACTTCGAATCTTTGACATTCCGAAGTAAGGGGGTCAGTAATAAAAACCCCTTCATGCTCAAACCCTAGTAAATTATCTTGCATATACAATTTTTTATTTTCCATTATGTCCCCCTATTGGTAACGGTAAAATATTCTGCCATACCATAAATTTTTATTGATTCATCTTCTTTTAAATTGGCGATCTTGCGCAAGTCCTCAATACCCAAATTAAACTCTTCCAATAAAAAATCCATAAAATAAGCTGTGCCTTTCCAATTGTTATAGTCCCCCTCTACTTCCCATTCCAACAGATACTCATTTTCGGTAACCGTTTTATTAAAATTTTTTTTTCCTTTATAATCATAGACTCTATTCTTCATTATTTTCCTCCCAACCTAATAGCTTACAAATCTTGTTAAAATTTTCTTGACCAGAATTTGAAAATCTATCGAAATCCCACCCCATATCTTCTATTAAATTTAATAATTCCTCAAATTGTCTTTGTGTTAGTTTCCTCATTATTTATTCACCTCATCGTTGTTAAAATTATCTTACTATCCATGCACCAAAATTATTGGATACATATTCCAAAACCTCGCTAAAATCTTCCATGGTGCGAGTGGTATAGCAATCACCGTAATAGTTCCAATGTTGTATACCGAATCTAGGCATTCCTTCCCATTCCCTATCATCTTTATTAGCCTCTGCTATAAATATTTGAAATCCTTTAATTAGGAAGGATGGGTGAAGGTCGTTGCCGTAGCTTACATCCGCCCATTCTTTAGGGATGTCTAAATCTGCTAGATTTTTTTTATCCCAACTATCAAAAAAATTACCGTTAATTGTCATCTTCCTACCCTCACCGTTGTTAAATACCCCCTAATGATACCATATAAATGATATATTGCAAATACTTTATATTCTGGTAGAATGGTACTACTTAAACAACAATGAAAAGAGGTAATGAAAATGACTATTATTAAAGTAAAATCACCGTACGAGGGTATGGTAATGAAATCAAAAAACGAAAAGCCCCTTTTAAAACTTAATATTATATGGAGTTTTGAAGGTAGAGACCAAGAAATGTCCGATATAGATATGAAAAGAATACCTTTAGAAATGTCGGAAAAGAATTTTATTAAAGAATTAATTCATCTTTGTTTTCCTACTGATTTTGAAGCAACAGCTTATTTATATAAAATCTCAATGTCTTTATCTTTTAAAGAAAAAGGTATAGAAAATATCCCTCTCATTAAAAAAATATTAGCTAGAAATGCAAAATACTATTTTGATAAAAATCAGAGAGATGATGTTGAAAATGATATTGTAGGTGATACCTTAATGGCTAGTAAACTAGCCTATTGAAATTAAATTTTTTTAAGCTCATACTAATCCTATAGGTTTCATTAGGCCTCATGCCCTCTAAGGGCAACCCCTTACCCCTCATTAGAGGGGTTTTTTTTATCTTATTCGAGGTAGTCCAGCACCCTGATAATTGAATATGCGCAAATAAGAGCCTTGTTTTTCTGGCAATTGGGGACAGTTAGCGAGATCAGGACAAAAAAAAGCCTGGACTATGCCAGGCTTTTTCTCGAGGTATTCCTTACCTTACTTGCATTTGACCATATCAAATAAACCGTATGGATCACCATATTTAAAAATCATAGCTATTTGTTTTTCTGTATTGCCTTTATATATCCAACACGTAAAATTAAACATCAGTTTATTATATAATGGGAATTTGTATTTGTTATTCATTGGTACACCTCATATTGTAGTTTAAATAATTGTATAGCCTCCTTTTTAGTATAATAATAATAAACTCTCGTAATAAGTTGGTCATTAATAATATCTGATATACGCCACGCCCCTTCATTATTTTTATCTATATTCATTATTTATTCTCCATATGTAGTTTACGAGCCGTGTTTTTATATCCATCTATATAAAGGCTATTAATAGCATCGTCTAAGCTCTTATAAGAATACAAACTTTTTGTATCCTCAAAAGATATTAAGATAGTTTTATTTACGCCTTCCCATATATGTATATCGCTGTTTTTCTCATTACTTATTAGACTAATCATTGTTACACCTCCAAAAATGGGGCTAGAAATAGCCCCTGTTAAAATTATATATCAATAGAATTTAAATCATTATCGAATGCAAATAGATAACCGTTTTCAAG